GGACAGATATCGCAGCTAAGATTGTTGGAAACTCATCTGATGTTATTTTCCTTGATCATAAAGCTTTTGATAAAAATCAATTACGTCAGATTATGAAATGTGTAATAGTTTTAATGAACAAGTTTTATGGTGATGTTGGAAGTAACAATAGTCGTATTAGAATGATCTTAATGGAAGATATATTAAACAGTATTCATGTAACAATGAAAGATGGTAAATTGTTCTTTTATAGTTGGGATCAAGGTAATACATCTGGTAATTTTCTTACTGCTATATTAAACTCATTAGTTAATTGGGTTTATATGTATATTTGCTGTATTTATGCATGGTGTTTATACATAGGAAAAGATCCAAACACATTGGTTACTGTACCAGCTAACAATGTGGATAAAGGTTTTGCTTTAGTTTGTCTAGGCGATGATGTGGTGGCTTCTATTAATAAAGAATTGTTACCTGGTGTTAATTTTAATACTATTAAACAAGTAGCAGATATTTATTTAAGTTTGACCATCACTGATGAGCTTAAAACTGAAGGTGATATACCAGACTTTAGGAAAATTACAGATGGTAGTTTTCTTGGAAGAGGTTTTGTTCCCATAACCCATAATGGTAAGTTGCGTTTTATAGCGCCCTTACGAGACTATTCTGTTATAGAAAGAATTTTATGGATAAAAGGAAAACAATCACCTGAAATAGAAGCTCTAAAGGTTGAATCTACCAATTTAGAATTATCTCTTAAGGAAAAAGAGAAATTTCTAGAAAAGGTTCCACGCTATGCCAAGGCGTGTAAAGAATTTTATGGCATTTACCCTAATTATACAGATTTCGATGTTGCAAGAAATCATGTATTAACTATGGCAAATTATCAATATTCCTTTGATGACTTTATGTTAGAAGAAGAATATGATAGTCCTGATTATGGTAAATTTTTATTAAAACTCGCGGAAGAGCAACATAAACGCGGTTTAGTTAATATAATAGGTGAGGGAAAAGTTGAAACCTGTATATTACTTACTTCAAATTCAACCCATGGGGATCATTTATCCACTTTTTCCAAGACTGATGCATCTGGAAAACTTAAATTATCGCATTTCTAAAATTACTTTAACATATTATAATGAAAAAGTTGCAGACTTGAATTCTGCCTTTTATTATTCTGAAGACAAGAATAATAATCGTAATAAAGTCTTAGTTAAATGCCAAATGGATAGTAAGGTTGCTACTGATTTTGATACTAAAGTATCATTATTTAGTCAATCTACGACAACATTTGTAGAAGATTCCAATGTCATTAATGTTGGAGGACGTACGAATGCTGGAAGAGGAACTTATATAGAAACAAATTCTGATATTAAATCTTTTCTAGCAAAACCTGTTCTTCTCAAAAATGATTCATGGCTTGTAACTAATCCCTCAAATTATAGATTACATTCTTTTGATATCTCTCCTTTACTTACAGCTGTAGGTTTATGGGAAGAGAAATTAAGAGGTTTTAATCTTATGAGAGGAGATTTTGTTGTAAAAGTTGTAATTAATGCTTCTCCTTTTCATCAAGGAAAATTATTATTACATTATTTACCATGTTATCGTCACCATGTTGTGGCAAATCCAGGTTATCCTAAGTATAAGGACAAAACGTTAACACAAAAAGTTCAACATCCACATGTTGAAATAGATTGTCGTACTACGAGTGTCTCTATGCGTATTCCATATATTACTCCATCACAATGGTTTGATAAGAAAAGTAATGAATATGATTGGGGAACTGTTTTCCTAGATGTATTTTCATCATTGGTGACAGGACCCTCTGCGCCAGTAGGCGAGAATCGTGTTGATTTTTCTATATATGGATATTGGGAAAACTTTGAATTAGCTGCACCTACTGTGGCACAAATGTCTAATAGGGTTATTAGACGAGGTGGTGTTGTACCTGAAACAGCAGAAAATGAAGGACCAATAACTGTTGGCCTTCGTAAAGTTGGGAGAGTTGCTGGAATTTTATCTGAAATTCCAGTACTCACCGCTATTGCTCAGCCAGTTGAATGGATGTCAAACATTTTATCAAATGCTGCATCTGTTCTTGGTTGGTCTAAACCCCGTGAATTATCCGGTGTTGAAGTAATGGCAAAAACCATGCATAGATATGCAGGTACATGTGATGGACCTGATTTAGCTGTGCCTGGAGGCGTTTCTTGTCTTAATAGGTTACCTACTATAGATTATGGTAGTTACACTAATGAAGATGAAATGTCACTCGAGTATTTATACAAAGTACCTCTTTATAATAGAGAAATACAATGGACAACTGCTCAAAACTCTGGTGCTTTACTTTTGCAACAGAGTATAAATCCCATGTTGTTGGCGTATACTGATACCGATGCATTGGGAACTCATACGGCAACCCATGAATATCATGCACCATTTACATATTTGGCTGCATTTCATAGACAATGGAGAGGCTGTATAAATATGACTCTTAAATTTGTAAAAACTCAAATGCATTCAGGACGTATAGAAGTTACATGGGTTCCATGTAATAATCCTACTACTGCGCCTGATTTAGGAACAAGTGCCTACAATAAGCGAACTATTATAGATTTGCGAACTGAGGATACTGTTACCTTAGAATTACCATATTTAATATCTAGTGATTATATTCCTGTTAAACAGGATGCATATGACATTGGATGTTTTTCTGGTAGTGTAACTGTTAGAGTTCTTAATGATTTAAGAGCACCTGAGAGCTGTGCACAAAGCATTGCCATGCAAGTATTTTATACTGCTGGTGATGATTATGAGTTAGCTGTTCCTGGACCTAATTTGAGAGGTCCTGCCACTTATGTACCCCAGATGAGTAATCAAGAAATGATTATTAATACTGGGATGAGTGGTAATGAAATTGTCAATCAAGAAATTGGAGACAAAAACTGTGGAGCAGATAGCTTATTTGCTTCAGCTAGATGTGTTGGAGAACGTTCCTTTAGTTTGAAAACATATCTTCTTCGAAATAGTATCATAAATTATTATGGTACCAATTTTGATTGGAATGGTACATCTTATATGTTTGATCCATATTATATTTCAGCTTTTGAAATGTCTAAACCCACAGGAGCTTTATATCCTGCCAGTTTAATATGTGATCATTTGACATTTCTTGCGCCTATGTTCTCTTTTATGAGAGGAGGAATAAGAATGTCGATGTACAGTAGCACTAAAACTAGTTTAACAACTAGTTCAGTGTTGCCTTCGGGTATTAGTACTTTTAATACTCAACCTTGGATAAACTATGTTAATAAAAATAGTTTTACTGTTGGCTTAGCAGCTAATAGTACTGAGGAAAACCTTCCGCTGGAACCAGCTAATATTATTGAAGATAATAATATGGTTTACCAGCATATACCTTACTATAATAGATATCCTTTTCAATTGATATCTTATTATCAAGGTAGTGATAGTGCTAGGGCCAATAAGAGTAGAAGTAATTCTACATGGGCCATAAAAAGCTCAGCAGCTTTTGGACCTTCCACTGTGTTGCAACGTGCTGTTGCAGATGACTTCCAGTTAATGTTTTTTACTGGATGTCCACCTTTGTTAGTCAATTACACTTAAAATTGACAACCCCACCTGTAAATATTGTTTATAATTGTATATATATAAAATTTGCTTGAATCCCTGCGTGTGTAATTTTTCGCGCGGACGATTGAAACTCTAGTGGAGAGTAAAAGACGTGTTCTTGTAGTTGGTCGACCCAACTGCC